CGCTAGCAGAAGCCTACCATGACGGTTTACCAAAACTGTTAGGTAAGGCCACCTGGCAAGCGAGGACTCAACGTGCAATCGATGTTCGCCGTAAGGCGGGCACGGGTGCCGATGAGTTCCTCAATTACCAGTTTGGCTGGCTTCCCCTTGTGAGCGACGTCCGAGATTTTGTCAAGGGCGTCGCTTTCATGGATATGTTGTTGCAACAGTATATCCGTGACAACGGCAAGGTAGTTCGTCGTCAGTTTGCTTTCACACCAGAAGTTTCTGTTAGTGAGACGGTTATCAGCTCGAATACGGTTCCTTATACAGGAACTAATCCGGGTCTGGTGCCTAACTTTCAGAAACAACCACGTGGGAAAGTTCTACGCCGTCGTGAGACGGTGGTTGAACGTTGGTTTTCAGGGGCATTCGTCTATCATCTTCCGAAGACGTTCTTTTCGGAGTTGTATAGTCCGTTTGCCGACAAGTTCCAAGTGTACCGAAAGGTATTTGGACTTGAACTGACACCTGACGTTCTTTGGGAACTTACCCCGTGGAGTTGGGCTGCTGATTGGTTTTCCAATGCCGGCGATGTAATACACAACGTCGGCGCTTGGGCCAATGGCGGTCTGGTTATGAAGTATGGGTATATCATGGAGCATACATATGTCCGTGACACCTATACTTTCGTTGGTCCCACCAATCTTAATGGTGGTGAATACCAACGACCCCCCGACACAGTATTGGTTAGTGAAACCAAGATGCGTCGGAGGGCTAACCCCTTTGGGTTCGGACTCACTATGGGGGGCTTATCTACCCTCCAAAAGTCCATTCTTACGGCAGTCGGTTTAACCCGGCTGAAGTGAGAGATAGACATAATGCGTCAAACGCCAATGGGGCTCAAGACCTGAGCCCTAGGAGGTATGCCTATGGCACTAACCGATCCACAGTCCATCACGATTAGTGGGACGACAACGCCGCTTCCGCGAACTTTTGCGGAGGGGGCCGAGTCGGCCTACACGTCCTCTGACGGACTAATCAAGCTGTCGGTAAACCATAACCTGATCAAACAGGGGAGGATCCGACATCTCTTGAGGATCGATCACTCGAAGTTGGCCTCTGATCCGTTTAAGCCTTCGGAAAACGTGCGCGTCAACACCGCTTGCTATATGGTGTTTGACGTGCCGCCCGCGGGCTACACGAACACAGAGATCTTGGCCGTTTACACGGGCTTCAAAACCCTGTTTACGGCGACTTCGGATGCGGTCGTCACCAAAGTTCTTGGTGGCGAGTCGTAGCGGGGGACCGGACGGTTCGGAGAAGCGTAAGCCTATCCGACTCGTTCCGACCCACCATGATGGCAGTGAGCTTAACGAGATCGACATTCACCTAAAAGTCAGCTATAAAACGCTGGCTTGGGTGTATATGTTGTTCAACGTTGGTTCTCATGTCATCGAC